TAATCCTGTTTTGGTTTTGGTACAACAGTATATCTTTGTTCTCGTTTTGCTGTTCTTGTATTTGTATCTGAATAGTAATCGACCTGAACTTTGCGAATAAGTCCTTCTGGAGTTTTTGCAATATGGCCAAACATAAAGGTCTTTGCTGTAAATGATAATGTGTATATTAATGCTCTTCTGGTTGAAAAATCTCCTTCATAATCATCTTGTTGTTGAATTGAATTTAACACCATTGGTATATCTCTTTTTTCACCTATTGACTTAACTAAATCAATTGATAATGTGAATGCTGGTTGAAAGAATGGTAATATCTGTTCTAAAATTTGTAATCCATCATCTTGCAATTTAACCAAAATATTCAACTCAAATCCTAAATTATATGGCACAGGCATGAACACCTTTTTCATTGAATTACCATCAGTGCTATCCGCTGCCTTAAATGTTTGAGTTATACCTGCCTTACGAGAAGAATCATATGAAATATTTGTAATCTCAAAAGACATTCTTGGTAATGTAATTTGAGTTGCCTTATTTAATTCTGCTTGTTGTGTAATTCTTGCTAGAAACTTTTGTTTAGGACCATATGCAACAGGAACTTTGATATCTGAAATATCATTACCTGCTTGATCTTGATGTCTCACATGAATATCATTAAACAGTGTTCCGAATGCGATAACTGTTTTCCTGATTATTTCGTGATAAAAATAATTTCCTAACATTAGTAATTACCAAATGGATTTGATTCTGTGAAATCTAATAGAGAATCTGCTTCTGTCTCAAATATGTCACCTTCATTATATTTATCGGTGGTATTATCCTCGTTAAATGTAGATACACTGTATAAAGCACCTGAAGAAAGTCCTTTAACATCTTCACCAGCAAAGAATCCTGTGATTGTTCCTCCAATTGAAACATTAGAAATAGATAATACACCAGTATCCGAATCCCAATTCTTCACTCTTGCCTGAGTTCCTGAACGCATACCTTGTACGACTTCATTGAACTCAAAGGTACCGATACCACTCATAGTTTCAGGATCCGCAATAGTAACTGTTGGTGATAATGTATATCCTTTTCCAGCATTCTGAATAAAGATTGAGTTTACACGATTAAATCCATTTGAAGGATCAACACCTAAAGATGCAATACCAACCGCTTTATCAGCAGCAGTTCCACCTGCAGGATTCGATACTGTTACTACAGGCACTGTTCCAAATCCAATACCACCACCTGTCATTACAAATCTAACCACACCCTGTGCACCAGATGTATCAACAGTACAAGTTGCAGCTGCACCAGTTCCACCTCCACCAGAGAATGTAATAATTGGTGTTGTTGTATATCCGAATCCAGCATTTGTCATCAATATTTTTTCTATAGACCTAATACCTGCTCTCTCAGTTGTGAATGCGACAGCTGCAGCGTTTGCCAATGGATTACCATCAGGTGAAGCAGTAATTGATACTATTGGATCTCCTGTAAAACCAGAACCATCATTGTTTAAGAATATTTCACGAATATAACCAGTATTACGTATTGCTGTTGCTGTTGCAGTTTGTCCTACTCCTACTAATTTAAGTGTGGCGATATATCCATCTTCCTGAACTTGAGTATCGATAGCGTCAATCGAAGTATCAATAACCTCATCTTCATACTCGAATAATTCACACTTAAGTTTATAGACATAGTTTTTTCCTAGTTGATAGAAAGGTTCCTCATGCTCTACAAATTTTACCTCAAACAATCTTTGACCAAGTGGAAAAAATACTAAATCACCCTCTCTTGGTCTTGTTGCTAAATTTATATCATCAGATGCACTCATAAAAGGTGATATGAAATCTTCAAATCTCTCTTTCGATATTGTTAATTCTACCTCATCTCTAAGACTCATTCCAAATTTTGTTAGTACATCACCAGCACCAGAATATCCATCATATGAATTTACATACGCTTCTATGACAAAATTATCATCAAACTTAGATGATTGAACCTCTTCTAAAATTGATTTTTGATTAACAAATTTACGTGGAATATATGTAACATCTAAACCATATATTTTTAGTTGCTCATTTATGAGATCCTGAACTAATCTCTGTTCAGATTGGGATCCGTGTAAAAAGTAGGAATTTCTTGCCATTATACATCACCCAATAAAGTCGAGAGGAGGAGTTTCGTACTCCTGCATTCTTTGTTTGATTGAATCTAAATCTCTGATCGCATCATCATATATCTCTCTACCATTTAATTCGATACCACCTGGTAATTTAGTTCCTCTAAACTTAATTAAATTTTGTCCCCACTGTCTTTTTATTAATGCAGTTAAATATAATTTTACAAACGGGTCATTATATACTTGTGTGAATGTATCGGGGTCAAGAGCACGGAAACAATCGATTACAATAAAATCACCAACCTGTTGTGCTCCCCAATCTATATCCAAATATAATCTATCTTGTCTCTGATTAAATCTTATTTGTTTCTCTGTTGTAAGTAAATGATCGATATCTTCAAGATATGTCTTTGTCATTGCATACTGTAACAGATTGACTGAATTGAAGAAATATAAGTCGTTTAAGAATAACTGATATTTAATACTAAACATTCCACCAGAAATGGAACTAGAATCAAATTTAAATATTTTATTAACTCCTATCACATGATCTGGAACTGCTATAAAGTTAGAACTTTCATAAAAATTACTTGTAACTGTTCCGTAACCACTTACGTCTGAAGTACCAGTTGAAGTCACAATTCCTACACCATCAGTTCCTCCTGCAGATCCCCTATCAACATCATCCTGAGTAATTTTATATTTAAGATACATTCTCTCAATACCATTATAATGACGCTCATTATAGTATTGAATTGTATCGTCAACTAAATCGTCAACTTGATCATCATCAACATTTATTTCCAATACTGGTGCACCCAATTTACGGAAACAGTATTCAATTAATCCTTGTCTAGTTGATGGTTTAGCCATTATTCACCTTTGAGATTTGCTATTTGCTCTAGAAGTTCGTTTCTTTCTCTTTCAAAATCATTTTTTAGAGTTTGTAATTTTGCCTCTAATAATACGTTTTGATTTAATGCTGATGCTAATTTAGAATTATATAAGTTGACGAGTACGTTAACGTCCACTTCATTGTTTTGTTGCATTTTTTAAAAAGTTCCCCCGTCTAGGGTTGAAGTCCAATGTGGTTTGTTTGTATATACCACTGTAACAGTATTAGGTACAGATGCCAAGTTTTGTATCGCACCACTGTTACCTTCCTTACGCAAATTAGCAGTGGTATTAAATGTTCCCTCAACACCTATTAAATTTACAGATGTAGAACCAGAAACACCAGTCTCAACAATACCAAATGCTCCTGTGGTATCTTGTTTAATTATATCACCTGCAGCTGCAGTAATATTAGCGGATAGATTAGAAAGTGTATTTTTAGTTATTGCTGTCAATACCTGTTTTGATGTAGGTACAGGTGCTTGTGGACTATTGGTAGACTGCTGTAGTCCTTCACTGTCAAACCAAACAACACCACCTGAGTTAAAGTCACCAGACTGATAGTAGATACCTTTAATATCGAGGAAACCTTTTGTTCCAGCAACCACACTGTTTGATATAGTTGCATCAGGAACATATGTCCATCTACGACTATTATCTCCGTGTGTTCCGTGGTTTCCTGTTCCAGCAGTGCTTGATGCGATTGAACTATCATCAAATCCAAAGAAACCATCTTTGACATTTGCAGTTCCAACACCAACATTATACTTAAACCCAAGTCCACGGTCAGTGTTAGTATCAGTTGCGTGAGTCACTGATATTTGAGTAGTTGAAGTGATTCCTGCAATAGTTGTTCCTTGGAATGTTAATGTCTTTGTTCCAGTATTAACATTAGAAACTGTTGTAATTCCACTTAAAGAAAAACTAGAATGTACTAAGATATCATTAACATTAATTCCTATCACTGAATCTAGTACAACTGTAGATGCACCAGAACTTATATCTGCCATTACAGTTCTTGTGCTGGTTGTGTCACCAACCACCATAATCGCATCATTAACTGTTGTTGATGTTGAGTTAACTGTGGTTGTAGTACCATCAACTTGTAAGTTACCTTTAATGACAACATCACCTTCATTACTTAATCCATCTGGAAATGGATCAATGAATATCTTATTTCCTTGACCAGCAAGAGATGCGATTATATTATCTTGTATTCTAATATTACCAAGTTTAGCGTTTCCACCTGCAACTACTAAATCTCCATCAATGTTTACTTTGGTACTAGTAAATCTTACATCTGCTCCAGCAAATCTTAATTCATCTGTTCCATTCTCATCATATTCTATGGTTGCATCAGGTGCTGCATTTCCATTTGCACCACCACCAAATCCCAAGAAAGTATCGTCAGGTATCATTACCTGACCACTTCCATTTGGATTAAAAACAATATCACCATCTGTATCAGTTGAAGATAATGTATTACCATCTAAAGTTAAATTATCTACGTTCCACTCATCAATTTTACGATTAACATCAAGAACTGCAACAATACCACCATCACTATTTCGTGAATTAGTTACACCTGTTAAAGAACCTGGTGTATGCTCCATCATTGAAGTATAGTAATGACCTCCAACAGGATGAACATTCGTACCATCGTCTCCTAAGAATATCCTATCCTTATATTGATTTGTGCCACCATATTGCCCAACACCAGTGACATAGGCCATTTCACCCCAATTCAAACTAGCAGGTTTGGCTGTACCCGATGATCGTTTGATTCTAATTATACTAGCCATTTCAGAAATTTCCTCCGTTGATGTCTAAATTCTGTGCTGTTCCAGGCGTTAATTCTAAAGTCGCATCAAATTTATTTGTAGTACCATTAAAAACAAGAACCATTCCATTCTGGAGTGTTCCTGCTATATTCACATCACTTAATTCTGCTAATGATAGGGTTTGAGCACCAGCTAGTGATGAAATCACCTTTGTGGCACTTTGTTGTCCTACTCTGACTTTTATATCTGCCATCTAAAAAATGTGTATTCAGATCTAAAAAGTATTTATATTTACTATGACGTTATCTTTGACGCAAGATCTCTTAACATAGATTTAAGAGTCTCAATCTCGTCTTTCATAGCATTAATCTCTGCATTTTTGATACTATTTCTCTTTTTATCTTTAAGATAATTTTGATATGCTGTATTATCGCAATTAATGATAGCACCTGTGCTTTCATCACGAAACAGATTTTTATGACCTTCTACTGGTATCATGCTACTCCCGTATCAGTTTTTTTCTTTCCAATCAATCCACCTGCCTGATGTTTCACATTAAACTCTTTTTGTTCAATAGAACGTAAATCCAGAGGAGCACCCATAATTTTTTTACCCCTTATATCTCTCAAATATTTTTGTTTTGATGGAACTAACTGTTCCATAAAAGTTTGAAAAGATTTCATTATGCTAATGCGATTGCTCTAAAGTCCCTTAAACTTATTGGAACAGATTCGTTAGTTGAAGTCATAACAATCTTAATCTTAAATCCATTAAATTCTTCTAAATCATCTATTGAGAATTGATACTCAGAAAATTCACCTATGCTATTTGCAGCAACAAATGCATCTGGTCTACCATCATTTAGACCAAAATCAATAACATCGTTTCCAAATCCATCACCCGTTGTATCATTTAAATTCTTAAATCCAGGAAATGGTCTGTATGTTTGATCTACTTCACTAGAATCAAAACTGAATAGACGATAAAATACTCTGAAATCTGCTTCTGGTTGTCTACTTGCTGCAACGAGCACCTTGAGAGATGTAGCAGGATTTTTTAATGTTACAAGTTTAGATATGAATACTGAACCGTGTGGATCGTCTCTCAATGCTCTAGGTCTTTCATCTGTTGCATAATTCTCAGCACCAACTGGATTGTTAATTTTATTTCTGCCAAGAATAAATGTTGCATTCTTAGTATCTAAAACAGGTGATAGATTAGTGTCAGTTGTTGACATATCAACATTTAGAGTTAATGATTTATTTTTTGGTAGACTTGTTAATCTTTCACTTTCATTTTTGACAGATGCAACCAATCTTGGAGTTGGGAAGAATGTTGTTTCATTAAGAGTCACTGGTTCAAAACCTTGATCTAAGAATGAAATTTCACTGCCTCCTGAACTTGTACCACTGACTGTTCTTACATTGGCAGTAACATTTGTTGATTTACCAGGTGTAATTGCATTAAATTGAGGAATCAATGAACTGAATTGATGATTTTGTGATATCTGAACATTTTTTCCACCAAATGATTTATCATTTGTAAAACAAATTAAAGAATCACCTGATCTATTAGATGCTAAATTAGCAACGTCAACTTTTAAGAAATACTTATCAAGAGTATCATCAAATGTTGAAATATCAAACGAGGTATTAATACCTGTTAAAGCTACACCACCTGCTTCATAAGTTTGTATATCTGAACCAATATCATGTGATACAGGCACTGTGCCAAATTGACCTCTAACAATTGTTAGTTTTCCGCTACCAACTGTGTATGATACAATTTCATTTCCAATTAAAGCTTCACCAATAGATGTGGTAATGCCATTAAAATTAGCAAATGGTGTTGTATCACTAACTTCTACACTTGTTGTATCTGAGTCTAATGCTGATGTAGTTTTTATTTTTAATGTATCTGGTTTGATATTTTTAATAACAACTTTATTATTTCCACCGTGATGAGCGTGATTGAATTGAGTAACTTCAATTACGTCACCTGTATTCTTCTCTCCATTTACTGTCGAACCAGCAACTTGTGATTGAGTAATTGTCGATTTTGTAGTGTTGTTACTTGAATATTTTACAAGTTTGCGACCAGTTGTAAATTGAGATCCTTGAACATCAGTTAAGTATATTGAATCAAATTGTGAACTAATTTCCTTAACTGAAAATTTAAGTCCAGCTCCACTTGTAAGAGCAGCAGAATTAGCATTATCAACTGTTAAAACTTCACCGACTTGATATCCAGTTCCAAGTAATTGAATGTTTACTGAAGTTATTGCTCCATCTGTAACTATTATTGTGGCAGTTGCACCAGAACCACTTCCAGTCAAAGATTTAAGAGGAACATCAGCAATAGGAGCTCCAGTTGTAGGATAACCAGCACCGTTAGTTATAATTTCAATTTTAGTAGTTCCTATCGCTGCGATAGATCCTCCTTGACCTTCAACAATACCTGTTATTGAAGCATCTTCTGGCACAGTGTTGCCAAGAGCATCTGCTTGTGATATCTTCTGTCCAATTCCTAAATTGGCATCAGTACAATCAGATGAGACGGATCCTGCTGCAAGATCAACTTTAAGTTTTCTTGGTAGTGAGCGAATTGGATTATCAGATAGAAGTTGAGTATTCAAGTTACCTGGATTAATTGGTGTATTATAGAAAGTAGCAGTTCCAGAAGTTACAAATGATGCTTTACGTAACTTGAAAGTTAAATCTTCATATTGACTTGGAGTCCAAATAGTACCATTTTGTGATTTAAATAAACTTCCACCAATATATTGTTTTGATACAACTACATCTTCAACATCAGGAAGCACTGTTGATCTTACTGTTTTTTCACCCATACGAGCGACCCACATTTCATACAAGTCTGATGCAGGTGATAGAAATACGATTGCATATTCTTTATCTGGTTCCAGATAAACAGGAGATGGGAAACTAATCGTAGTAGGAATTGATGCGTCGTTAGATATATTAACTTGATTTGGATTTAACGCTACCTGAGTATAATTCTGAACTAGGAATTCAGTTGGTGTACCAAGTTCCATATGTCTAAGTTCTACAAATACTTTAGCATTTGGATCCTTAGAAGCAAAATATACATCAAATGATGTTAAGAACGCTCCTGTTTCATCAACTCTAAATGATTGAGCTAATGGGTCTCTATGAGGTGCTTTAACAAATTTTGTACCTATTACAGCTGAGTTAACATTAATCTTCTCAGTTATTTCATTACGTCTCTGTGGGGGTGCTGCAGGGTTTCTAATCTGCACGTTATTGTTTGTTTGTGTAATGATAGTCCCAGTACCCGTAAAGACTCCTGAAGCGTCACTAGCGAGTGCTGTGGAACCTGGTATTTGTATTACACCCTCTGTAGCAGCAGTTATTCTAAAGGTTTTTGCTCCAGACCTAAAAATAACTGGTGGTTTAGGTTCTACATTAGCATCTCTAAAGAAGAACGCACCAATTATATCACCCCAATTATCAGATATTAAGTCAATACTAGTAATTTTAGCAACTGCACCACTGGTTTCACCAATTACCAACGCACCTTTAACAGCATATCCATAATAATCCTCTTCACTTGCCAACGCAGATACATCAATATTAAGTAATCTTGATGTTGCAGAATAAGTTGATGAAGGTGCTGGTCTTGTGGAATCATAAGGATCAACAGAATAATCTTCAACACTAACAGATGGTACTCCTAATCCTGCATTAACATCTGGTCTTGAACTATCACCAAATTTATGATTTGGTCTTTGAATTCTAACATAACCTATTTCTGGTTCATCACCTAAAGTGACTAATTCTATCCTTGCATTCTCAAAAACAGTGAATGAACCAGATACCATTTCAATTTCAATTAATTTTGGAACAATATCAGGTGATTGACTATCAAGATAATGGAAATGTTTTGTAGATGGTTTAAGACCATTTGCTGAGAAATATACATTTCGAGATCTCATATATGGATCTGTTTTACTATCAGTTTTAGTACTTTCTACATAATCTTTTTCTTCTGCTTCACCTACCAAAGTATTAGTGAATTGTGTTTCGACAAGAAGTTTCTGAGTAACGGTTTTAACGGTATCTATTTGTATTTGAGGGTACCTGTCATAATGTTTCTCATTTATTTGTATATCTTCACTTGCTACAGTAGTTGAAACAACATTTGCCTGTTCAGCCCAAGTATTACCTGTTGATTCAATTCTAAAGTTATCCACATAAATGGTTCTTGACCAATTGTCATTTGGTGGATCTAAAAGTATACCACCTGCAAATGTGATGACATTGAATGGGTTTACATTTTCTACTCTAGTTGCTTGTGGTTGATTTATCCAATCAATTTCAGTATAGTCAAGAGTTATTAAATCACCTGTTTTTTTACAGTTTGTATCGAGTAATTGTAAATTAGAATTTAAATCTGCAGCTGCAAGATCAATATCTGGATTTAACGCAAGTTCTGCTCTCATAGACCAGAAATCAACTGCACTTATTAATTCTCTAGTTTCTACATTAACATCACATCTAGAACCTCCATCACGACTAAAATCAATAAAACTTCTATTTTTAAAGTTGTTAACTACAAAACCTGTCTTGAATCTGTTGAGTCCATCAGCATCTTTAACTTCAAGAGTTTTCGTATCTAATTCAAGGGCAGTTAATGATGTGAATTCTTCTAAATTCGATATTCTCTTTTCTAATGCACCAATATCTCTCATCGTAAAACGACGATTATCAAACATCCGTATTCTAGGTTCTTTGACAACATCATACAAATATGGAGGTAATGTAATCTGAGCAACTTCCATTGCATTACCAACTTCTGTAGGAGGAGCAGGATTTTCAGATGATACTCCCTTGATTAATTTTACCTGTTCATATTCATTAATAACAAGTTTATCAATACGAGGAAGATAGAAACCATATCCAATGATAGAACTTTCGTTAGGTGTAATTACGAAGGGATTTGATTCTTCAAATTCACGACTAGAAAATGCAAAGGGTGATGTATTAGTTGCAGTAAAAGGTTTAACTCTTGGTCTTAAATCTAAAATATCAGTTGCTCTATCGCCAGTTATGTATGGTATATCTCTTGAATACCTATCAGAGGTAAATGAATTTACTGAAAATAAATCACCTTTGTTTCCTGATGGCACTTCATATTGATCAAATATAATTAATAATCTTTTTGCAGGAGTGGCAGTTCTTTCTTTTCGTACAATCCTCGAATAATCTGATAATTGTTTAGTATGTCCTCTGTTTAGTAGATAATTATTCGTTCTGTCAACAAAATTTCCATTTATAATTTGTTGTATATTTGCAGTAATAGATGATTCCTTAAAAGTAACCGATTCATTTTCAATAAATCTATTTGCATTTAAATAAACAAAACCTATCGCATTAGAACTTTTTTCGATAATTTGTCCAATAGCTCTACTTTCTTCTCCAACAATTTTTTCACCTATTACTGCTGATGTGTCTAAACTTAAACCAGATACAAATACTAAATTATCTAATACTGGTTTATTAACAGTTTTTGATTCATAAACCGCAATTATCTTATTAACATCAGGAACATTAAGAGAAATTTCTTCATCTTCAACTCTCAAACCATAAGCATCACTCTGAGTTAAATTACCATTTGTTGATAGTCCAACTGTTCTTGTTACCTCAAGTTGTTTACTTCTGACATAATTTTTTGACTTACTAGTAACTCCTACCTTTTTAAGAGTTACATTAAGTGTGCAAGCAGTGCTATTATTCGTTAATCCTGAAAATGCTATGTCATTACCATCATTAGTTATTGTAACTTTATCAGATGATAGGGGTTCAACAGAACCATCATTGTAAGTTAATGTATATTTTTCAGCATCAAATGGTTCAAAGAATACACTAGTAATTCCTGCATTTACATTAAAAGCATCACTTGATGTAAGTGATAATGTACCAGAAGCACTAGTAGATTTACCTGTTATTTGAGTGCTAATTACTAAATTAGAATTAGAAGAATTAAGATTTGCTATATTTCGTCTAGGTAATTTAGTATACAATCCAGAATCATCAATATTTGATATAAATGGCACTCTTACTCTAAATGTTCCAGTTGTTGTTCCTGTACCTAGAACAGCACCTTTGTTCACACCATTTACATCTGGTGTTTCTAATAATCTAAGTGTTTTACCATCAGGCATTATCCTTTGTATACGATTAAATACTGGTTCAGAAAATCCACCGTGGCTATATGATATTATTGAATCTGAAGTAATACCAACTTTTCCTGCAAAATTTCTACCAGGAATCGTTGCAGTATCTGTCTGTGCATCTAAACTTACTACATTCAATTGATCTGCTGGTGAAAAACCAGGTAATACACGATCATATAAAACAGAATCTGCTATAAAATCTGTAGGAATACTACCTCCAGTAATTGAAGTACTATCCTGATAAACTGATTTTATATCAAATACATTATATGCATTTATTTCTACAATAGATGATTTACTATCGGTTGTTTTTTCATTGTATATTAATTTTTCTCCAACAATAAATGTCCCTGTAGTTGAAGATATATTAATTTCATCTGCAGCAGAGGTGCCTGAAACTTCTGCCAAATATCCTATAGCACCACTAGATAATCCTCTAACTCTAGTTCCTTTAGGTTGAGATGAAACTATATTTGTTATTTTAAGAGTTGTATATGTTTGAATATCATACAAATGTAAATCAAACTCTGTTGATGCATCTTCATACGCAGAATCTGTGACTCCAAATGAATATACTCTTGCTTGCCCTACTTTAACTCCAGTTCCTCCTGTTGTACTTGCACCTCTCCTTTGGTTATAAAGTTCAACAATATTTGTATCAGTTCCACCTATGTTAATGAATGGTGTTCCAAATACATTATTAACTCTTAGTAAACTACCCATACTAAATGGGATTGATGCAGAGGGTACATCTTTAACATCTCTTGGTTTATCAACATCTAAAACAGTTGTACCTTTTAGATAAACATCATATCCTCTAACATATGCTTTACCAGGTGATAGTTTGACACACATTGTGTCCTCTGAAGGTTTGTTTCCTTCATCAGTTAACTGATTTTCAGTATATAACCCACCTGAACCAATTTCATCATTCAGTGAATTTTGTAAATTGACACGGAATGGTTCTACAGCATAATTACCAGATTCATCATAAGTTCTTTTTGCAAAATATTTTTTAATCTCTGAGTATACAGATGTATTTTGTAATTTTTTAGGTTCACCTTGTCTAATTCTATACAACTCTACAAAACTTGTATCATTGTAATCATCTAATGATTTCTTTGTTAATTTTACTGATATCTTAAATCGATCTGCACCTGGTGCTGCAAAATTAGTAAATCCTTTCGCATTATCATATAGTGAAGAATCGTCATTAGCATTTACTACTTCTTCAATAATATCTAAACCAACTCTATATGATGGTTGAGCATTATACGGATCTAATATAATCAAAGATGTTGGAACATCAACGAATACACCACGTAAAAAATATACTCCCTCACTAATACCAAATGCAGAACCAGTTGCTGAAGCACTCTCTAAAGATAGTGTTATTACTGTTTCTCCAATGTTTAAAGTTGTGTTACCATATGTTAAACTTTCTTCAAGTATTAAAACTTCACCATCTGGGAATTCTACACTCTCACTACTAGTTCCAGATTCATTATATTTTACAAATATTGTTGGTTCAACTACTCCCTCATTTGGAGGTAGAACATAATTTTTTATTGTTGCTACAATACCAGAACTTTGACCTCTGACTCTTGTACCTTTACCATTATTATTAGAAATTAAAGCATCTAAGTAAATAGAGACATCAATACCAAGATGAGATTGATTTATTTTACAGGAAAAATAAGATGGATCATACTCTATGCCACCAGGTATGACCATTGAACCTTCTTTAAAGATGTGTTTTCCGAAAGATTCAACTTGATTTTGTAATATTGATTGTAAACCAGTTAATTCTCTTGCTTGAACTGGTTTGCCAGGATTGAAGAGAATTTTGTAAAAGTTTTTCGCCTTATCGTAATCGTCATAATAAGGACTTATATTTAGATTGGTCTTTTGTGGCATTTTAGAACTCTAGTATGATTTTTATGTCCTCTTTTTGTCGGGAACTTCTAACAATTTCTGGTCTGTTATCCATATAGATAACTTGACCCGACCCTTTATTTATCTCCGAATCAGATAACCCCGCTTGGAATCTGGTTCCCAAATTAATGAGTTTAGATCCTGTTGGGTTAGTTGTTATACCTGTAAAGTTAATCTGTATTGATCCTGAAAATCCAGATTCTTCTCCATTAATAACATTAGCGTTAGTTGCACTCTCAAATTGATATATTCTTCCAGATGTTGTTATACCAACATAGTCTGTATGGTCATATGTTGTATTGTTAAAGTAAATTGACCTATCTCTAAAATATTTTAATACCTTAGTCTCCTTGTCATATGAAGTAACGTATCCTTTAGCAATTTTTCCAGTATTTGGAGAAACTGTAAGTTTTTGATTAATCTTTTCACCAATAATTGGTGCATTACTGCCAGTTACTGTATCTAATTTAAGTGCTTGTAATGATGAAAAAGTACTATCTGTGTAAATTTCATCACTACCAGATTTAGTTGGATTTTTTACAATACCTACTTGTGCAAATTTAGTGTCTACTGGAAAATCCTTAGTCGAATCATCAAATCTTGAATAGATAATAACTTTATCAGTTCCCAATTCGGTGTAAACATCATCACCGTGACCTCTACCAGGTGGAATAATTGGAATTAATTTTGCTTTACCAGTTGTTGGAACGTTAGAATTAATCGTATCTAAATCTACAATACCGTAAGTATATCCCTTTCCTCCAGCACTTACAGTCACATTAGTTATTTTTCCACCTTCAACATCAACTCTAGCTTTACCACCTGTGCCATCACCTAAAATATTTACTTCTTGTGAAAGTCCATTTGTATAATTTGTGCCACTTTTCTCAATGTAAATATGTTTGATCTGATTCAGATTTATTTCTGAATTACCATTTTCCCTAACAGATCTAATCTGAGAATCAGTTGTTGTAGCCCATTCATTAGGAACTGTTATAAACTCTGTAGAATCAAATTTAATAATATCACTTGGAGAAACTGTAAATAGATACTTCCATTTATACCCATCTCCACTATTACCTGCCTTTGATGGTTCTAAATCTGTAAATGTTGGTTCATCTTGAGACACATTTCCCAATGGATTAGTACCATTAGAACCATTATCAATACAAATATAAACTTTAAACTCTGAGTTTACAACATAATAATTTGCATCATATAACCTATTCGCTTTAGTTAAAGGACTTTGATTTGTAGCACTATAATCATCTCTATAAATTTCATATCTATTTCCTGATACCCAATCCACTCTTCTCACCAATCTTCTTATATTTGCAGAAGATATTTTTTTACCAAACATCATTGTGTCACCAACATGATTTCGATATGAAAAACTGTCTGTAGGTGCGGGAGTGCTTGTATCCCAATTACTTGTTCTACCATATCCAACTAAACCAGCGGCTCCAGTTGGATTAGTTAATCCTAAAAATACATAATATGAATTATTAGTATTCTCTACTGACTCCACAAAATTATTTGCATTCAATATTCTGAATTGATCAGTAATAATTGCTGACATCTGTACTGTATCTTACTTTTCTTTCTATTTATAGGGGTTTGGGCATCAACTTATAACTGCTCTAATTGAACCACTATTTCTGTGCCCTCTTTCTCCAAGATTATCATAACTCTTTCTCTGTATTGTTGGGAAAGTTGTAAGTCCAGAATTAATAGTCAGACCAGTAACTCCTATAGAAATAGGATTTGATGAACGTTTAACATCAACACCGCTGCTTGCACCATATAATCTACCCCAGTTTAATGTACCTAAACTTACAGTTAATCCAATATTAGTAGGATCAAAGAATCCTTCTTCATTAATAGTATCTACCCAACTGTCAGTATTTGAATGTATCTTACAAGTAATAGTTCCTTTTGATCCACCAACAGACATATCAACAGAATTGACAATATAAACATTATCAATGAATGTTGTTCCAATACCAACTACGTTTGCATCATCTTGATTTACTGATGTTAAACCATTTCCAACTTTTGTATCTTTAATATAAACAGGATATCCCACATTTAATATATTTGCTGTAGCGTTTGTAAGTCCACCATCACTATTTCTAGTCACAGCATGGAAATCAAATCTTAGTGCTGGACCACTTACTTTTGTGATACCAGTAATAATTCCAATATATCCCTCAAAATTGGATATTCCTGTAATTTTTTCAGTATCAAATTTAGGTTCTGCTATAATAACTTGAGGTGGATTACTTTGTTGATCATATCCAAGACCAGGATTTATTATAGTAATATCAGTTATTACACCGTTAGTCACTGTAGCAGCAGCAGTAGCGGTAGTACCAATACCAACATATTTTTCAACACCAGATGGTGCTTCAATACCTACATCAACTATTCCAGTATATCCTGAACCACCACTTGTTATATTAATTGATGAAATAGTACCTCCAGCACCTATCGTAGCGGTTGCCTCTGCAACTTCACCAATTTCACCAGATGTTATTAATGCGTCTACAGAGTCTGGAAGTAATGAATTTCCATATTTGCCTTCATAGAAGAATGACTGAGCATCATCAACATAAATGCTATTACTTGCATTTACACCTGTTCCTGAAGTTTCTGTAAAGTCTCCAATTATTTTAGATGTAGGATAAACTTGAGGTTCAAGTATAGATCTTGCTTTAGGAACCAATCTACCATTAATTTGCAAATCATTCTTTTGCTTTGTCCACCTTAATGGTTTTTCAGTTGTCTCATCAATACCCACTCCTTTGTAAATATCAGTATCAACTAAATCAGTATTAAGAATATCCTTTACAATTCTTTCATTGGTTTGTGAAGTTGATAGTCCTATTGCTTTTTCACTCTTAAATACACGAACAGAATCACCAATTTGAATTGTTTCTGATACATTTTCAATTTGAACATCAACACCATCAATACCTTTGTAGAAGTAAATGTCTACACTATCGTGATCATTGAGACCTGGTTGAGATTCACCACTAGGTGGTTCAGTGAATATAAAGGTTGTTCCTCCTTGGAATTGATAAGCTTCACCAGGTTTTTGTAGAACACCATTTACAAATATGAGTAATACTGAATCTAAATCAATTAATGCAGAACGAGGATCAGTTAATACTTTCTCAAAACTGAGTAATTCACCGTTAAAGAATAATGGGAATCTTGTTCTAGTGCCATCTTGTAGTACTTTAATACTATCAATCGCATCGATTTCACCAAATTGCCAAGCAGAGAATTTATCATTGAATATCTCAAGAACTTCTAATTCAAATTCTTGTATGGGTGCGGATAGATGTGCAGCAGTGACAAGACCCACAGGTTTAAATTTATCACCTTTCTTAAATGAATATCCTGATCTAGATACTTCAAAGTTCTTAATTCCAAATAAGGTAGATCCAATTCCAACACTTGTGGTTGCTGCACTTACACCAACATTTAGAAGTAAATTTGCACCTGTATCTGTCGTTGCTCCAACACCTAATCTAGATATTCCTACAACTTCTAGATTTTCATAGGTTGGTTCTGGTATATTAATCTGTGGATTAACATATCCAGTACCAGGATTTGTTATTGTAAATGCAAGAGTTCCTCCTACGCCTACAGTTGCTTCTACAACAGCACCAGTACCACCGCCACCACCAGCTCCCACATTAAATGTAATTGAATCTATAGATGTTGCTCCTATACTTACAAATGTACCAGCAAATGGATCTGAATTTGGGAAACTTGTCTTAGATATTGCACGAGGATATGGATGGTTGCTAGAATAACCATCTTTTGAGCACTTAAAGACTAATCCTCCTGTATCAATACCAACTGTATCACTTGTGGTAAATGTATGATTTGGTATGATTAATGTGAGAAGTCCACTATGAGATTCATAAATCGCATCAGTTGCAGTAAATGCATCACCGTTATATACACCTTTTCTTATAGAACCTATACCAGAACTTACAAATTTATGTTCATATGCAATATCTGTAACGCCTATCGCAACAGTTCCACCTCGATAACCAGAACCAAATGTTAAATCTTCATAGAATTCATATGCATGACCACCACCTTGATAAGTATGTGGTATTGTGCTGGCACCTGCTCTTACCTCAAAACTTCTTTCAGAAACTATACCGACAACAAATAGTGGTCTCTCGTGGTCTTGGAAGATAGTTGTTGTAACTCCAACATATCCACCACCACCAATTGT